GGTTTTTCTATTGAGGATCAGAAAGATAAATCCAAAATTATTTCCCCCGTCCCCAAGACAAATGAGGATGGGGTTGATAATTATGTGAGCAGTGGATTTTATGGTCAGTACTTAGATATTGAAGGTGTATATAGAACAGAGTCTGATTTAATAAAAAGATACAGAGAAATGGCGCTTCATCCTGAAGCAGATGGTGCGATTGAAGATGTTGTCAATGAAGCAATTGTTAGTGATTTATACGACTCTCCTGTAGAGATTGAACTTTCAAATATAAATGCTAGCGATAAGGTAAAGGATAGAATTAGAGAAGAATTTAAATACATCAAAGAATTGATGGATTTTGATAAAAAATGTCACGAAATATTTAGAAATTGGTATGTTGATGGAAGACTGTATTACTTAAAAGTTATCGACCCCAAGAATGTAACTGATGGGATTCAGGAGATAAGATATATTGATCCCATGAAAATGCGCCATATCAGAAAGCAAAAGAAGCATGAGAAATCTAAGAATCCTTTAGTACCAAATAATAGAACAGATGAAAAATATGATATAAATCCAGAAATAGAAGAATATTATCTTTATACTGCCCAATCTACATACCCTGGAGCATCAACTCCTGGATCATCTATTTCTGGAAATAAAGGTGTTAAAATTGCAAAAGATAGTATTACTTACTGTACTTCTGGTTTAGTTGATAGAAATAAAGGAACTATACTTTCATATTTACATAAAGCAATTAAGTCAATCAATCAACTTAGAATGATTGAGGATGCTTTAGTTATCTATCGTTTATCAAGAGCACCAGAACGACGCATTTTTTATATTGATGTTGGCAATCTTCCAAAAGTAAAGGCAGAACAATATCTACGCGATGTAATGGGTAGATACAGAAATAAACTCGTTTATGATTCCAAAAATGGAGAAATTCGTGATGATCGTAAGCATATGAGTATGTTGGAAGACTTTTGGCTTCCAAGAAGAGAAGGTGGTAGAGGAACAGAAATTACAACTCTTCCAGGCGGACAAAACCTTGGTGAACTTTCCGATATAGAATATTTCCAGAAAAAACTATACCGTTCTCTTGGAGTTCCAGAATCAAGAATTGCTGCCGATGGTGGATTTAATCTTGGTCGTTCTTCAGAAATATTGAGAGATGAATTAAAGTTTACAAAATTTGTTGGAAGATTACGCAAACGTTTTGCTAATTTGTTTACGGATATGCTCCGTACTCAACTAATTCTTAAAAATATTGTTTCAATAGAAGACTGGGATAAAGTTAGTGATCATATCCAATACGATTTTCTTTATGATAATCAGTTTTCAGAACTTAAAGAATCTGAATTGATGAATGAAAGACTTGGTACATTGGCAACTATTGAACCATATATTGGTAAATATTATTCTGTCGATTATGTCAGAAGAAAAATACTTCGCCAAACTGATGTAGAAATAAAGGAAATTGATAATCAAATTGAAAAAGAAATTAAAGATGGAGTGATTCCAGATCCGAGTACTGTTGATCCTATAACTGGAGAACCATTGCCACAAGAAGGTGAACAAGGAATGATGGGTGGTATTCCAATGGAACCAGATTTAGAAACACAATCACAAGATGTGGATGCAAATTACCAAAAAGACACTAAAAAAGCAGAAATATAAATATTTAAATAATATATATTAACTTTATGGAAAATATTGTAGATTTGATTGGTTCTGATGCTTCTGCTTCTGATATTACAGATAAAATCAAAGATGCTCTTTATACAAAAGCAGCAGAACGTATTGAAGCAATTCGTCCAACAATAGGTGCGTCCATGTTTGATGAAACAGATACCAAAGAGGAATCGGAAGAATGACTATAAAACCAATAAGTCTTGGTAAAGATCTTAGTTCACCATCTGCAGTTGTTGAGTCAGCAAGATTGGTATCAATTATCAATACAAATACTGCTCCAATAAAAGTAATTGTTGCAGGAACTGTATCTTATGAAATTCATATTGCAGGAGGAGAAAGACTTTCTGTTGAGAAAGAAATTGGAGCAAATCTTGTACTTGAATTAGCAGCGGGTGGACCAGTTAGTGCTGGTACAGTTTTTGCTTCTAAGATAGCATTCACAAACTAAGGAAAATGAAACTAATCACAGAAGAAATTTCAAACGTACAGATTATTAGTGAAGGTAAGGGAACTAATAAAAAATTATATATTGAAGGTGTATTCCTTCAAGGCGAAATTAAAAATCGAAATGGTAGAATGTATCCTATGGATACTCTCCGTCGCGAAGTAGATCGCTACAATGAATCATTTGTTCAAAAAGGTCGTGCTCTTGGAGAACTCGGTCATCCAGATGGTCCTACCGTCAATCTTGACCGTGTTTCACATAAAATTACATCCCTTGTTAGAGAGGGAAATAATTTTAAAGGAAAAGCACAAATTCTAAACACCCCTATGGGTAAAATTGCATCTTCACTTCTGGGTGAAGGTGTTTGTCTTGGAGTTTCTTCTCGTGGTGTTGGATCATTAAAAACAACAAGTGAAGGTTGTAAAGTTGTTGGTGAAGACTTCATATTAGCAACTGCTGCTGATATTGTTGCAGATCCTTCTGCACCCGATGCTTTTGTTTCAGGAATCATGGAAGGAAAGGAATGGGTTTGGGAAGGAGGAATTCTTCGCGAACAACTCGCAGAAAGAACTCAGAAGAGAATTAACACTCTTGTCGATCAAAGAAGACTTGAAGAGCACAAGATTGATTTATTCCAAGAGTTTCTAAATAATCTCTAAATACATTAAATATCTTAATTTATAAATAAATATAGATTAATACAATTATATTTTAATCAAATGTCCGTTGGTAGCAATTTACAAGAAATGGAAAACGTAGTAACCAAAGGGGCTAAGCCTGCAGATCCAATGCCTACAATGGCAGATCCAGGAACTCAATTAGGTTCTGTGGAAGATCTAGGCGGTCCTACTCCAGAAAATTATCGTACAGACGATGATTCCGCAAAGTTAAAAGATCCTTCCGCAACGTTGGCACAAGTAAAAAATGTGGTCAATAAGGGCGCAAAGGCAGCAGATCCAATGCCAGCAGTGGCAAAGGAAGAAGAAGAAATTGAGGTCAAAGATGACCAAGAGATCGTTGCTGAAGAAGAAACTGCTGAAGAGGATAATGTAGTTTCTGAAGAAGAGACTGTTGATTCTGAAGAAGAAGTAGTTTCCGAAGCGGAAGAAACAGTTGAACTCAACATCGATGTTGAAGAAGATGTTACTGCTCTTTTAGAAGGTGAAGAACTTTCTGAAGAGTTTCAAGAAAAGGCACGTACAATTTTTGAAGCTGCCATTAGATCTAAGGTTTCTGAAATTAAAGAAGAATTAAAATCTTCTTACGAAGAAGCACTTGTAGAAGAAGTTGTAACTATTAAAACTGAACTTGTAGAGCGTGTAGATTCATATCTTGAGTATGTTGCTCAAGAGTGGATAACAGAAAATCAAATTTCTGTTGAAAACGGTCTCAAAACTGAAATGACCGAATCATTCCTTACAGGAATAAGAAGTCTTTTTGAAGAACATTATGTATCTATTCCTGAAGAAAAATATGATGTACTTAATAGTATGGTAGAAAAACTTGATGAAATGGAAGATAAACTCAACGAGCAGATTAAGTCGAATATTGCTCTAAATCAAAGATTATCAGAATCGGTTGCAGATGTAATTTTTGCAGACGTTACTGAAGGTCTAGCACTCTCTCAGAAAGATAAGCTTGCTTCTCTTGCAGAAAGTGTTGAGTTTGAAAGTGAAGAAAAATATCGTGAGAAATTAGCAACCTTAAGGGAGTCTTATTTCCCTACAAGAAATGCTAATACTCAAAAAGATGATTCTGAGAATCTCTCAGAAAGTACCGAAATCCAAGAAGCACAACCAGTAGTTGGTAGTGCAATGGGGGCGTATCTTAATACACTCTCAAGATCGGCTAAAAGGTGAATTTTAAATTATAAATATTCAAACTAACAAATCTAAAAGAGATTAAATCAAATGCAAAGTTTCAATTCAGAAGCTCTGCAGGAAAAGTGGGCACCAGTCCTTGACTATGATGGTATGGATTCTATCCAAGATTCCCATCGCAGAGCTGTTACCGCAATCCTGTTAGAGAACCAAGAAAAATCACTCCGCGAAGAACGTGAGTTTCTTAGCGAATCACCAAACATGAGCACTGGCTCAGGAGCAAATGCAGGTTTCTCTGCAGGTGCTTCATCTCCAGTTGCTGGTTTTGATCCCGTATTGATCAGCCTTATCCGCCGTTCTATGCCTAACTTGGTCGCATATGACCTTGCTGGTGTTCAACCAATGAATGGTCCCACTGGACTCATCTTCGCGATGCGCTCCAAGTATGGTACACCTGGATCTACTGAAGAAGCATTCTACAACGAAGCAAATACAGCATTCTCTGGACAAGATAGCGGATTTGATAGCACTAATGGGATGACTAATGCCGCAGTTGGTTTAGGTACCACTGCACAGTCTGGAAGTAATCCAGGTCTTCTCAGCCCCGATGATACCGCAACACAGGCAGCATATGCCGCTGGACAGGGTATG